CGATCATGCCTCCCGCTTTGTCAACAACGCTGCGTTCTTCAACTCCTTGCCGCCCGGCATGGACATCGAAGACCAAGAGCTTGTCGACATTCGCATGATGGGCATCAACGTGGCCGGCAACATGCCGGACAAGCACGCCCAGGGCGACCTGACCAACAGCGAAGTGAACCGCACCTCGTTGATCAAGGGCTACGACAAGAAGAAGTTGCTCCAGACGGACGACGTCTACACCCGCGAGCACAACGACGCGTTCTACGACGACGTCGGCGGGTTCGTGGAGCGCAACAACTACCTCGACCGGAGCTAAGACATGCCCGTCACACCTCCGTCAAATTCTGTCCCGCTTGGCGTTTGTTTCATCGATCCAACTTCGGGTCTGGCATACAGCGCGGGCGCGGCTAACTACACGACAATTTCGACTGCCGGCACGACAACCGTCGACAACAACCCCGGTGGTGGCATTTCGTATGGCCTGTACTGCTTGGCGACTGGTACTACATGGACGGCAACCCTGTACGACGTCTACGTCGTGGGCACCACGACCAGCACTGGCCAGCTGATTGCCACCCAGACGGCCGCGGCTCTTGGCTTTCAGGCAAACCCCGGCCCCGGTGGCACGGGTGTGCGCTACAATGGAAACTTGATTATGGTCACGACCGGAACCCCCGGATCGTGGAATGTTCTTTGGGACTGAGGAGGCTCCATGTCCACTGCAAAAGACGAGTATTTGGCCGACGGCACCCGTTTGTTTAACCCCCACCGTGCTCACGGCACGGTCTATTCAGACGGCGCCAGCGAGACCCGTTACGTTCAGGACGGTGTCGAATACCGCGGCGACCGCAAGCCGGTTGGTTACGTAGAGCCGGCAGATTCAAAAACGCCGAAAGCCAAGGCGTAAATCACCGGTCAAGCCGGTACTAGAGGCCGGCCTTGAGCCGGTCTTTTTTTTAAGGAACAGCGATGTCTTATGACCTCCCGGTACGACGCAGCCAATCCGCCGGCAGCGCTTTTACCGTCGCTTCCTTACCTGTTGCATCTCAAATGGTTGGTGAGCCAACCGGCATGTTGGCTTACACCAGTGACTCAGGCCTTTATGCATGGAACGGCACCACATGGGTAGCCGTCGGTTCCAGCTCGTCTAAAACCATTGCCACGCTTTTCACAAGCAACGGAACTTATACCCCAACTGCGGGTGCAGTTATGGTTTACGTTTTGGTTTGTGGTGCTGGTGGTGGCGGCGGTGGTGGCGCACAGAACGCATCTACCGGTGGCGTGGGTGGTAGCGCTGGCGGAGCTGGTGCGGGATTTGGAGAACGGTGGTTTCGCGTATCTGATTTGGGGGCGTCTGTTTCAATTACCGTAGGCACTGGTGGCCTTGGCGGAGCCGGAGCAAGTTCTCCTAGTTCAAACGGTTCTGCCGGATCAGTGGGTGGCACTTCGTATTTTGGTAGCTCTACTGGGGGTAGTTCACTCGGTTTTGTTGCTGCTGGTGGCGGTGGTGGCGGTGGTTTTGGCTCAAACACTCAATTCTCTGGCGGCGGTGGCGGAGGAATGTTTGGTTCCGCTTACAATGGATCTACATTCAACGGCGGTACTGGTGGTGGTGGAACTGCTGGTGCTGCTGCTTCTTTAGCAGCCCTGGGATCCGGCGTAGGTACTGGTGGCTCAAGTGGCGCTGCCGGTGGTGTAGTTGTTTATCCATCCATTTATGGAGCCGGCGGCGGTTCCGGTTCAAGCGTTGCCAAAGGCAACGGTGGCAGCACAGCAAATACTCCCTCTGGCGGTGGCGCAGGTGGAGGCATTACAACCGCCGACGTTGCAAGCGCTGGTGGAAACGGAGGCACTGTTTTAAGCAATGGCCGTACTTCCGCAGGCGGTGCGATTGGTACAGATGGTGCGGCTGGAACTGCCCTTTTTGTTTATGGCCCTGGCAGTGGTGGTGGCGGCGGCGGTTCAAACACAGCCGGCAACGGTGGAAACGGCGGAGCAGGCATCAATGGCGGTGGCGGTGGCGGCGGTGGCGGCGTTTTGAACGGTTTCACCACAGGAATCGGTGGCGCTGGTGGCAACGGATTTGTTTTTGTTGTGGAATATTTGGCATGAACCGTTACGCAATAATCAACACTTCTAACATCGTCACAAACATTACGGTGTGGGATGGCGAAACCGAATGGACACCAAATAATTATCAAGAATTTGACGAAAATGGTTGTGCCGTTGGAGACCCAACACCGCAAACAGCTGTACTTGATACCGACCCGCCTACAGCTCAAATCGATTACATTTACAATGCTACTGACGGAACTTTTTCACCTGTTCCTGCAATAATTGAAAAACGTCGTAGTTTCTTTGCGCGGATTTTGGCCGCGTTCAACTTGTTCAACTAAGCACCACAGGGAGGAACCTATGGCTTGGAGAGCAGAAGACCCGCAGGGTAACGAGGCTGGCAAGATCCAGTGGGAAATCGTGAAGTGGACCCGTGGCCGCGGACTGGACGTTGGCTGTGGCGGGACTAAGGCGTTTCCGCACTTCATCGGCGTGGACAATGGCGCGGACATCCACCTGTTTGGCGCCCGGTTCCGTCCGGACGTCTGGGTGACTGACGGCACGGACCTCGGCATTTTTGCTAGCGACTCTGTCGACTTTGTGTTCTCCAGTCACATGCTCGAGCACGTGCCGCCCGAGAAGGTGGTGGCCTGCCTGAAGGAATGGCTGCGCGTCATCAAGGTCGGCGGCTATCTTGTCATGTACCTGCCGGACGAGAACCTGTACCCCAAGGTCGGTGAGCCCGGCGCGAACCCGGACCACAAGTGGAACGTCAGCTACGTCCAGCTCATCGAGTACATGAAGAAGGCTGGCCATTGGGATCTGGTCGATTGGCAGCGCCGGGACCAAGGTTACGAGTACAGCCTGTACACCGTTTTCCAGAAGAAGGACAAGGGGCACGTGTTCTCGTGCAACAACCCGAAGCCTGCCAAGACGGCCGCAGTGGTCCGCTACGGCGCCTACGGCGACATCCTGCAAGCCTCCAGCATCTTTGCTGGACTGAAGGCTCAGGGCTACCACGTGACGGTCTACTGCTCGCCACCGGGATCTGACGTCATCCTGCACGACCCTAACATTGACGAGTTCTACTTTCAGGACAAGGACCAAGTACCCAACCAGGCACTGGGCCAGTTCTGGGACTATCACAGCAAGAAGTACGACAAGTGGGTGAACCTGTCCGAGTCGGCCGAGGGCACCCTGCTGGCGCTGCCGGGCCGATTTATGCATCAGGTCCCCCCAGTTATGCGTCATCGAATGCTGGACGAGAACTACCTCGAGTTCCAGCACGAGACTGCCGGCCTGCCGCATGTCCCCCGGGTCAAGTTCTTTCCCCTCGAGGCGGAGCGCCAGTGGGCCAAGGGCGTCCGGTCCCGCATGACGGAGTTCGTCATTGTTTGGTCTCTGGCCGGCAGCTCGGTGCACAAGACATGGCCGTGGGTGGACAACATCATCGCGTCCATCCTGCTGGAGTTCCCGCAGGTGTCATTTGTCCTGGTTGGCGGAGATGCTGCGGTCCTGCTCGAGCAGGGCTGGTTCAAGGTTGCCGACGACGGCATGCCGGTCAAGAATGAGCTGGGCCGCAAGGTTCAGGTCGAGCCGCGGGTGCACCCCATGTCTGGCGACTGGACCATCCGCGAGACCATGGCGTTCTGTGAGCAGGCCGACATGGTCATCGGTCCGGAGACGGGCGTCCTGAACGGTGTATCTCATTTGAGCATGCCAAAGGTGGTTTTCCTCTCGCATTCGTCAGAAAAGAATCTGACTCGCGACTGGGAGAATACCTACACGCTGCAATCTGCAAACACCATATGCCCGGGACGTGGCAACAACGAAGCACCTGCCTGCCACCAACTGCATTACGGCTGGGACCACTGCAAGCAGGCAACAGCCGAAGATGGCCAGCCCATGGGCATCGCCCAATGTCAGGCTGACATTACCGGAGAGCAGGCCCACCGGGTCATTTGGCATGCGCTGACGAGCGCACTGACATCAGAAAAGGCGGCATGACATGGCGACTTCAGGCACATATTCGTTCAGCGTCACCCGGGATGACATCATCCGCGAGGCCATGCTGAACATCGGCAAGCTCGACGTTTACGGGTCCATTGATCCGGTCGAGACTGCCGACTGTGCCCGCAAGCTCAACATGATGGTCAAGACATGGATGGGGACCATGGACTTCGCTCCGGGTCTGAAGATGTGGACCCGGCAGCGCGGCGACCTGTTCCTGTCTCAGACCCAGTACCGCTACGCTCTTGGCCCAACTGGTGACAACTTTGCCGGCGGCGTGACGGCCATTGCCGGCGCCAACTTTGGAACGGACCAGCTGTCAGTCTCGGCAGCTGCTGCGGCCACCAACATCTACACGGGCGTGGGTTCGACCTCGAACTTCACGGCCGGCGACTACGCGGTCATTCAACTCGACAGCGGCGACATTTTCAGCACGACCATCAGCTCGGTAACGGCGGCCTCCGGCTACGTCACCATTGCCACTGGGCTGCCCTCTGCGGCCAGTTCCGGCAACTACATCTACAACTACACCACCAAGGCGCAGCGGCCCTTGGACATCGTCACAGCCATCCTCCGTGACGATACGAACAACGACATCCCGCTGAACGTCATGACGCTTCAGACTTACGAGGCGCTGCCCAACAAGACGGCTTCGGACAACCTGTCCGACCCAACGGCCATCTACTACGAAGCACAAATTGGGACTGCTGGCCCCGGCTCCAGCAACGGCAACCTGTACATCGACTGTGGTGGCGCTCAGGACGTCACCAAGCAGATCCACATCGTTTACTTGCGTCCGGTGCAAGACTTCAACAACCCGCTGGATAATCCGGAATACCCTCAGGAATGGTATCTGGCGCTCTGCTGGGGTCTGTCCAAGCAGGTGGCGCCCATGTTCAATGCCCCATGGGGTCAGGTTCAGGAGTCCCTGTTGCAGGAAGCTCTGGCGCATGCCAGGGAATCCAATGCCGAGCGGACGGAGATTTACTTCATCCCGAACGCCGAGTATCCCTGATGAAAATCACGCCCATGTTCGGCAACGGTATTGCGAGCAAGTCATTACCCGTGACTGCCCAGCGCCGGCTGAACTGCTACTTTGAAAACCGTCCAGACGGCGACAAGACGTCGGTGGCCGTGTTCGGTACGCCCGGGCTGGTTAATAAGGTGACGCTGGCCGCCACTGTCCGTGGCCTGTATGGCCGGCAATCTACCCTGTACGCGGTGGCATTCAACCAGCTCTACTCCTTAGACACATCATTCAACGTCACCAACCTTGGGACACTTGCCACCACCACTGGTGCCGTGTCCATGGCCAGCAACCCGCAACAGCTGATTTTGGTATCCGGTACCTATGGCTACCTATTTAATTACGCAACATCGGCATTGACCCAAATCACCTCGCCCGGCTTCCCCAACGGTGCCCAAACCGTTGCGTTTGTCGGCGGTTATTTTGTTTGTGAGCAGCCCGGTACCCAGTACTTTTGGGTCTCCGACCTGTTCGACGGTTCCACGTGGAACGCCCTGTCGTTTGCTTCAGCCAGCCAGTCCTCCGACCTCATCAAGGCCGTGGACAGCCTGATTGGCAACCTGGTGCTGTTCTCCGAGCGCCACACGGAGTTTTGGCAGAACGTCGGCGCTACGCCTGAACCGTTCCAGCCCATTATTTCGGCGACCAGCGAAGTGGGACTGGCCGCGGTGTTCTCCCGGGCGCACGTGAACCAAACGATTTGCTTCCTCGGGATGAACCCTCAGGGCGCCCCGCAAGTGGCCCAGATTCAGGGCTACAACATCACCATCATCAGCACGACCGACCTTGACGACATCATGGCCAACATGTCCACGGTGTCCGACGCGGTTGGCCTGTCCTACGTGGTCGACGGCCACCCCATGTACCAGCTGACGTTCCCAACCGCGGACCGCAGCTTTTTGTACGACACCTCCACGGGCATCTGGTCCGAAGTTCAGTCCGGCGTCACGGCCCAGTACAGCACCCGGCATTACGCCCAGTACGGCACGTACTTCAACAGCCGGGCCGTGGTGTCTGATTACCGGAACGGCAACCTGTACTGGTTCGACACGAACGCCTACGACGACAACGGTTCAGTCATCCTGCGGGAAGTAGTAACGCGGCACGGTAGCATCGACTTCAACGTGTTTACCGTCGACGAGATCTACCTCGACATGGAGACCGGCGTGGGTCTCAAGACTGGGCAGGGCACCAACCCCATCATCACGATGGAAGTGTCTAAGGACAACGGCGCCACCTGGTCAACTCCACGGCAGCTGTCGGTTGGCGCTTTGGGCAACTACCACAACCGCGTGGTAGCCCGTCGGTTTGGGTCCAGCCGGGACTTCGTGTTCCGGTTCCGCATGACCGACCCTGTCAAGTTTGTCATTACCAACGGCGCTGTAAGCGTCCGGCAGACGCCCCAATGACCGCCCCTCTGTCCCCTATCCCCGGGCCACAAATCTCAACTGGCGAGATGCTGACGCCCGTCTGGCGCAGCTGGTTCAACCAGCTCTACCAGTACATCAGTGTGTCAGGCGCCACGGGTGGGTTTATTGGCGCGGCCACTCAGCTCAACACCAGCAGCCCTATTACCGGTGGTGGGCTGGTTTCTACTGGCCTGACCATTGGCATTAATCAATTGGCGCTGACTATCGCGCAGTCTCAGGTCACTGGTTTGACCACGAGTCTGGCCGCCAAGGCTCCGTTGGCATCGCCACCCCTGACCGGGACGCCTACCATCAACGGCGTGGCCATCAGGACCGGCGCCGGCAGCCCCAACACGGTGGTGACAGGCAACATTGGCGATCTGTATCTCAACACGACTGGCGGCGCGTCCACGACCTTGTACGTGAAGGAATCGGGCGCCGGAACAAACACGGGATGGGTGGGCAAGTGATAACAGCTCTCAAGACGTTTACGCCCGAGAAGTTTGACCAGCTCGAGGCGGAGATGCTGGCCATGCCGCAAGCAGATTGCGGCGTCCGGCACATGTTTACGCCTGGGCAATACATCCGTGAAGTGACCATCCCGGCTGACACCTACGTCATCAGCCACAAGCACAAGCACCCCCATCTGAACGTGTTTTTAAAGGGTTCCGGCACAATGATTATGTGCTCCGGCATCCACAAGGAGCTTCAGGCGCCCATGGTGTTCGTGGGCCAGCCTGGTCGCAAGGTCGGCTACACCCGCGAAGAGGTGGTCTGGCTGAATATCTTTCAGACCAACGAAACCGACATCGACAAGCTCGAGGAAATGTTCTTCGACAAGTCCGACCATTTTGTGCAGGCGCAGCAGCTCCAGATTGAGGCCAAGGCACCAGATCAGGTGTCTCTAGACCAAATCGACTACAAGGTGGTTCTTGAAGAGCTTGGAGCCACTCACGAACAAGCTGTGGCACTTTCTGAGGAAAGTTCTGACCTAATTCCTTTCCCCAGTGGCATGTACAAGGTCAAGGTCGGCCATTCCAAGCGACAGGGCCGCGGGCTGATTGCAACGGCCAATATCGCCCCGGCTGAAACCATTTGCCCCACCCGTATCGGCGACAAGCGGACGCCGGCAGCCAGATACGTAAACCACTCCGCAAACCCCAACGCCCGTATCGTAATCGTCAAAGACACCATTTATTTGGTAGCATTGAGACCGATTCGAGGCTGCGCGGGAGGGTTCGACGGCGACGAAATCACGGTGGATTACCGTGCCACGGTCGCGCTAAACATTCAGGAAACCACAACATGAGTGGAGTCGCTTCAGCAATTGTCGGTGCAGCCGTCGTTGGTGCAGTCGGTTCAAACATGGCCGCAGGCAAAGCCGCCAGCGCCACCAACCGCGCATCGAACGCAGCCATCCAGCAGCAGCGCGAGGCTCTTGCCCAGCAGGAGCGCCTCTCTGCCCCTTATCGTGGGCTTGGCGAAGCCGCCATGCCTGCCTACATGTCCCTGCTGGGTCTCAGCCAAGACGGCACTCAGGTTGACCCCAAGCTAGCGCAGGAAACCCTCCGCAACCTCCCCGGCTACCAGTTTGCCCAGCAAGAAGGCCAACGTGGCACTTTGCAGGCAGCCGGCGCCATGGGCATGGGTCTGTCGGGCAACACGCTCGCAGCCCTTGAGCGCTACAACGTGGGACTTGCCGACCAGACGTATCAAGACGAGCTGCGCAACCTGCTGGCACCTGTTGGCATCGGTCAGGCGGCAGCTGCCGGTCAGGCCGCCAACATTGGTGGCGCGGCGGCCAACATCGGCAACATCCAGCAGCAGCAGGGCGCAAATCTGGCCAACATTGGCATGAACCGGGCAGCCGGCATCACGGGCGCCATCGGTCAGGGCGTAAACCAATACGTTACCCAGCAGACCCTGCGCAACCTTGGAAGCATGGCTCCTGGCACCGGGTCATTCACTGATTATTCTGGCGCGGGTTTTGGTCCCGGACCTTACGCTCCGCCGGGAGGCTAAGACATGGCTATCGACGCAAGCATCATTTCCCGCATCCCCTCAATGGGCCCCGACATCATGGGCGCCCGTACCGAGGGCTATAAACTAGCCGACGTC